GGGGGCAAAGGCAACACAGCAGGACGATATCTACAGCCTCAAGTCTATGGAGGCGCACGTGATCTTAAGCGTGCAGAGAAAGCATTGATTGCATTTGTATTTGGTGGTCGTAGATACTTTTTGACACCTGGTCATGCTGCTGAGTTAGATGCTTATGGGAACGTTCCACGTAATGTATATGTAAAAGTATTAAGTGCATTGAAGGCATTCGGAGAGGTTGGATATCTTGCCAACAGAACAACAACAAGCCGCAAGAGAAGGCGTAAGGTATTAAGCGAATACTTTGATTGTTACAAGTTTGGTTTTTATAATTTCAGTGTTAATAAATTCGATGAGTATTTTTTAGTTAAATGGGATTGCCGTAAATACTGATTTATATGGAAACGACTGAGACACTTCCCTCTACAACATTCGATAAGAAAAAAGAATGTATGATCATGCTCGAAAAGGCACGTCGTAAGTTTAGAGATGCTCCAACAGTTAAATACCTTGAAGAAGTATGTGACCTTTTGTGCTTAAGAATGAAAATCAACGAGATAGAGGAATATCTTAGAGACATTCACATTAAGCACGAGCGATTCCCATATATGAGGCAAATAGAAGATGACATTAAAAGAAAAGAACAATCACGTTACGCTTATGCAAAGCTTTTACCTGTTGCGCCGAAAAGACAAGAAGCCTTATGGGTCTCTTCGCAAGCTCCTGGCACGCCTGCTAAGTCGGAAGCGCTTTTCTCGCTTATTAAAAAGGGAAAAAGCCACGGCTTTGCTTTTAGAATAGCTAGAAATTCAAAATGGGCAAAACGATTAACTGATGATGAGATTTGGGAGTGTTATCAGTCTTGGTGCGAAAGAAAAGTCAACCCTAAGCTTATTAAAGCCATTGAAGAATCACGCACGAAAGAAATAGAGGACGTTTTTTAAATGAAAGCCACAAAGAAAGAGATTAGCTCCGCAGCTATTCTTGTTAAATACTCAAAAGATGTAAGAAGCAAAAAGCTTAAGAAAGCCGCAGCCGTATTGCTTGGAAGCATGGGCAAGGGAAAATGCAGCGCTCTTAAGAAAAAGGCTAGCGCAATTAACGGCAAGCTTGGCGGAAGACCTAGAAAATCATGAAAGATCTTAACTGGCTCATAGTTGTGTTTTGGATATGTATGATGTTCTTCTCATGCCTTTTCTGGGCAATTATTTTAGGGAGTTTAATTAAATGAAAAAGATATATTCACTTTATTACGATGATTTAAATAATGAATTACACGAATGGTATTATTTAGAAGATGAACGTATTTACGCTAGATGTTCATGGTATTTTTCTTATATAGTTAGAGATCATTATAATATTTTTGATAACATTAGGACTCAAACAGAAGGGTTTTTTTTAAGCCCAGAAGAGCTAGGTTTAACATTCATTCTTTCAATGGAAGTAGATACTGATACTAACGAATGGAAATATGTCGAATGAAAAAGATACGGATAACAACGCAGTCGGGTGAGTTGGTTAAGGAGTTCCCGTCATGATGTCCGTATGGGTCCACAACGAAACAGGCCACATGATGAAAGCTAGATACAAAGGCGGCTTGCTGATTCCTGCTGATGCTAGATCGAACAAGCCGCTTTGGTGGATTTGGTCTGATTACAGCGAATGGTCATGGTGGAGTTTTGTATGAGTTTTGTTTCTACGGATCCAGTTTCTCATAAAGGTGAGACGGATGTTTGGCTTACTCCTTTAGAAATAGTTAAAAGCGCAGGCGGCGATTTTGATTTAGACCCATGTGCTTTTAAAGGACACAATACAGCAAAAAAATTGATTTACCCGCCTATGAATGGGCTTAAAGAAGAATGGTATGGAAAGGTTTTTCTTAATCCACCATATTCAGAAAACGATAAGTGGATGCAGAGATTTTGTGAGCATGGCTATGGAGTAGCTCTTTTATTTGCAAGAACAGATTCAAAATGGATGCAGCGACTTCTTAGAAGCGCAGATTATATTCAATTTATTAAAGGTCGCATTAGTTTCTTGCGTCCCGACCTTACAACAAAAACAAATGCCGGAGCGTCATCTTTATTGATATTTATAGGATGCGAACCAGTGGATCCGCAATTAGGAGTAATAAAATGAGCGACAACAGCAGAGCGGCTTTTGAAGAAGCATACGAGAAGTTTAGACGCGAACATGTTAATGCATCTTTCATGCCGAAGGATATGGCCTTAGCTATATGGCAAGCCTGCGAGAAGCGCTTGCTCCTATCGAAGGTGCAGTTGCCTGAGAGAAAAATAATCAAAGAGATCGACGAATACGCATGTAGAACAGAAGATCCAGAGTTGGCTTTTGAAGAAGGCTTCAACGAATGCCTCGACTCAATCAAGCTAGCCCCGCTAGATATTTTTCCGAGTGACGAAGAATTAATGAAGCGTAATGAGAAATACGTGAAAGCAAATAAGTCTTCAAAGAATACTTTCGATTGTCTTGATTTTGCTTATTACCACGGACATCTAGATTTTATTGATGATTTAAAATCTAATATCAAGCTAACCCCGCTGACAAGCGAACACTTCCCCTCCTATGGCGTGATAGCTTTAAACATTGCGGAAATGGGTGATTGTGAGTTTATGGATTGGCTCCGCGATTTCATCAGTAAAAGATTGGCGGGAATGTGAAGGTAAAAGAACTAAAAGCAATGCTTAAAGATGAAGACACTCGTTACGATGAAGAAGAAGTTAGCGTGTTACTGGATCTTCCATCGTGGGGGCCAAGAGCATTTAGCAAGGTAAAACACGCGAGCTTTGGCTTTGATTGGGACAAGGGACTTCAGTTTAAAACCGAGCACAATCTTGTTCCGAAAAATGAAAAGCAATCAATCTTTGAAGCTGCTCACGAGCTACTAATGTTCATTGCCACAAAGCCAACTAAAAAACACGGATATGAACAGCGCACAGCTATTCATATTTTAAAGAGAAGCGGTTTAACCGATGAAAAGCTTGCATCATATCAAAGCTTATTTCATAGAATAGAAGAAAAGCCCGCCCCAGACGGAAAGGACGGAGTGTTAGATGAGAATAGAGCTTGAAGTATCAGAAGAAAATGAATGTACCGATTCTCCTTGGTGGATAATTATCGACCCGCGCCAGATGTTTAAGCTGGACGTTCATGCCGTATCATCAATGATAACTGGCCCATTCTTTAGCCGCAAAGAAGCTCAAGAACACTTAGACGGAAGGCGATATAATTATTCAAAGCACGCACTAGTTTATTGTCATAGCGGTTACTATTCTTATCAGTATAAGACAGCTATTCGTGCCTCTAGAGAAAAAGCTAGAGTGTTTGTATCAAACAAGCCCGACGCCACGGAGAAGGGTGACGGGGTATGATAATCATGATTATGCTGGTATTCTTCATTGGTTTATTTCTAGCTATATGGTCAATACCCACAAAAGATTCAGATACTATTCGTGGAAAACGATATTATAAAAAACACCCTATTAGAAAAATAGTCTGGAAAGATGATGAGTATCAATAAAATGAAAAGCGTTCGCGGAAGGAGTGACAAGATATGAGCAACATAGAAAAACTAATGTGTGTTTTATTACTGTGGAACCTTATGATTCTAGCCATACTTTGGTTCGGAAAATGAAAAGCGTTCGCGGAAGGATGGCGGTTATGAAAACAGAAAATGATTTTGAAGACTCTTTAGAGTATTGGCGCGACCTTGCAAAAATGCTTCGTGAAGAATTAAAAAAAGAACAAGCAAGTCGCGAGTTGAAACTGCCGAGTGAGAAAATTGAGTATTGGATTGATAACACAAATCGACTACCTAATTACAATCTAAATGCAATGTTTCACTATGTTCATGAAATGGTAAAGTTTTTAAACGAAATCAAAGCGCTCAACGAGGGACAGGGGAAAGTATGAGTCCAGAAATAATACAAGACCACAAAGACTTTAAACACTTTTTACTTATTAACAGCATAGAAGAAAATGATAACGATATTCTTGATGCAATGTATTCTTGGGAAAGAGCCAAGATGCTTACAAACCAATACGAAAAAACAATAGCCCCTCAGCTTTTTCAATTTAAACATTTATTTAAATCGGTAATCGCAAAAGAAATTCTAGTTGCTAAAAAGCTTGGACCTGCAACATACGAACAAAGCCAAGCGGATAACGGAGGGCGGGGTGAGTAAAAAGAAAGACACTAAAGCTAGAAATTATTATTCCGCATGTCACGACTGCAATATAAAACAGGGTGGGGTTACTCCTAAAAATCAAATGGCCGTGACGTGCTCGATGGGAACATGTCCATACTGTAAACGAAAAGAACAAACGCTAATACCGTGGGTAGATTACGACTGGCCCAAAGATAAAACACTAACTGCTCATGCAAGAGCGCAAAGAGATTAGATAACCGCGACGAGCGAGAGGATGAGAGATGAGAATATTATGCTGGCTTGGTTTACATAAAACTGGATTTGCATTTAAAGGGCGATTTATCGGAATGACTTCATATCATCACTATTTATGTTTGAGATGTGGCAAGGAGATTGTGAAATGAAAAGCGTTCGCGGAAGGATGGGGTTATGAAAAAACAAGAAGGTAACTATCCCTTGACAACAAGTAAGCCTCCTGCTATTCTATAAGAATGAAGTACACGATTAAAGACTTTAAACGCGACTTTCCCGACGATAAAACCTGCCTCGCGTACATCTTTAAAAAGCGTTATCCGCTCGGCCTTAAGTGCAAATGTGGAAAGAGCGCCTTTCACCCAATCGAAGGTCGCAGAGCGTATGCGTGTGCTTGTGGCGCTCAGGTTAGCCCAACAGAAGGCACGATCTTTCACAAAAGCCCAACGCCTTTGACTTCGTGGTTTCACGCTATATTCCTTATGAGCCAATCCAAAAACGGTGTCGCTGCTAAGGAATTGGAAAGGCATTTGGGCGTGACCTATAAATGCGCTTGGCGGATCGCTAAACAAATTAGACTTCTTATGATCGAAGATTCTACCCCGCTTATCGGCAAAGAAATTATCGAAGCCGATGAGACTTATATCGGCGGTATCAGGAAAGGTAAACGTGGGCGCGGTGCCGAAGGAAAAACGCCTGTTTTCGGAGTCGTTGAGCGCAAGGGAAGTGTTAAAACGAAAGTTATCCCGAACGTAAAGCAAGTCACCCTTATGCCGCTTGTTGAAGCTATGGTGTCGCCCAATTCGGTTATCACAACCGATGAGTCGAATAGTTACAACCGAGTAAAGTCCTTGGGCCATTTGCATGAGACTGTTCGCCACGGTCGAGGCGAGTACGTTAGGGGCGATGTTCACACCAACACTATCGAAGGATTTTGGTCGCAATTTAAACGCTCGGTTCATGGGACTTTCCACGCTGTTTCTCCGAAGCATTTACAGGCTTATTTGAACGAGTTTTCTTTTCGCTACAATCACCGCACTTCGGTTTTGCCTTTACCTGTCGTAATGTTTTCAAGGGTTGGGATGCCTTCAAAAGTAATTTGAAAAATTGGTTCATAATAACTTCCGATCTTCACAGAAAATCCCGCACTCTATGTTCATATTTTTCATCTTGTTTCCCTTCTGTTTTGGGTCAAGCTCATCCAAATAAATCCTTTTGTTTTTTACTCGCGTGAGTTTAGCGCCGATCTCCCTGCTTTGCTCTGCTCGTTTTTTGAAAACTTCGGGGAAGGTTTTTCGTACATGGTTCCAATAGGTCGGGCTTGTGGCCTTCACGCATCCGATACAGTTAGCGTTCGGAAAGCCCAAGCTATAAATCTCAGGCAATTTAATTCCAGCTTCAGTGAGTATTTTAAAACAATCTTCTTTAGTGATCTTGTCCTCGATCAGCACTGGCAAAATTGTGTCTCGCTCAAATTTCTTAAAACGGTCAAAGCGTCCTTGTTCTTCATAGGTAAACCCAAGTACGGTAAAGTCCGGCTTGTTGATGTTCTCCCATTGCTGTCGGGCTTTCTTCTTTAGTTCCAAGGTACAGGGCGCTCCGAAGCGATTGCCCATAAAACCCTTTGCGAAAATTTCTTCAATAGAGGCGTTTGGAAAATTAACATTCGTCGCAAATTCAATAGGTAGTCCAAGCCACTTTTCAACGTCTTTTAAAAACCGCTGATTGTCGGGATGTTCTTCTTTAATGGGGTTGTTAATAATGCGCACTTCTTGTTTCTTCCCATATTTTTCAATCGTCTTTTTAGCGGCTACAGCACTGGCGGCTCCGCAAGAAAACCATACAGCTATCATAAGAATTGACCCCTCATACGACTTACGCTAACCTATTGATACTTGATGTCAAGGGATAGTTACCATACTTTCACCATTTGATTGGGGTCCTTTCAGTATGTTCAGAATTTTTTCAGCAGTCCCATCATCAATAGTGTTTGAGTGAACGTGTCTTGCCAGAGCGAAAGCCATTTCGTTTATAATGCCCTTGGGTCCAAGAGGAATTTCAACGCAGCTTTTTTCTTTAGATGCCAGTTGTAATAATTTTTTTTCATCTGCACAAAGTGCATCACAAAATCTTTTCAGTAGCATTGGCGACAAAGGGCTTCTGCGCCCTTGCTCAATATCACACAAAAAAGATACTCTTACGTTCAAGATCTCAGCGACTTCAGCTAGGGTTTTGTCAGACTTAATCCTGTATTCCCTAATAGCTCTGCCGAATGTATTCATATAAAAAACTTTAGCTCAGATTTTAAAAAAAGCACCACTAGTAGTGGTAAGAGCGATGTGCGCCGCGTTGCTTTGTGGGCAATGCGTTATGAGATTTATTTTAAGATTTCCCACATAGATTCAAGTTCAGGCGCTTCTCTTTTAATCTTATGCCTATCTATAACCATGCGTGTTTTTTTAGGATTGATATAAATTAATTGATCCTAGTTTAGAAAAATTAAAGCATTTAACCATAAATGCAACTATTGAGTTTTTTAGTAATTATTATAAATCTTAATTAATATCAGGCCTAATGTAATCTATTACGTCTAAAATCATGCTTTTCGCATCAGAATATTCTTTATCTTCTATTAAAGATATAGCTTCCTCTAAAGTGTTAATTACAGATTCAATATCAATTTCAACTTCCATAAATCAAAAAGGCTTGGCCTCAACTGAAAGAGCCATTTCTAATCCTTTAGTAACAATTCGTCTTGTCGTTCCAACATCTATCATGATGTAAACAGCAACTGAATCATCAGCATACATTAGCGCAGTTTCAGTGTCTGTTAATGTCACCGATAGTTTACCCGATACAGCAGATACAATTGCAACAGCTCCACTTGTAAGGGTCTTGCTTAAAGTTGAAAGGTCTTGATTCTTAAAACAAGCTGTAATCTCTGTTGCTGTTGTTAAATCATAATAACCTTGAGTTTCCTCATCGCTTATTTGAAAATTTAAAACTCGGTCCTCGCCTTTAACTACTTTAACTTTTGATGCCATAAAATTAACAATCCTCTACTTCACCATAAAGTTGAGACGCTGAAAGCTCTCCAGTGATTATTGGTGATTCTTCTAAAGTTCCTAAAAGAGATGCTCTTGTCATTTCAAGTATTGAAAGATCAAGTAATGAAAATGCGTCCGATGCTATAGGGTAATCTGTATCAAGTGTCGTATGACCTGCGTCTGAATAAACAAGATATTGTGCAACAATAAATGGTTTTGAAGGCATGAGAAAAGTAGATGCCTTATAAAGACCGCTTCCCACATGTGTAAGTGTTACAGGTGAGCCTGATAATTCAGCGCCAGAGTCATCAAACATTCTAGCCTGTGGGTATTTATTCGTTGCTCCATTTGATAACTGCAGAGCAAGTGGCACTTCTTGGCCAAGGAGTAAATCCATATAAAAATATCTTAGCTTTATTTATCATCAGCGGGCAAAACTTCTTCTTTTTCAGAAGGAGATAGATGCGCTGCAATAGTTCTTGATATTAAGGCAATATCTTCTTGGAGCTGAGAATGCTCTTTAAAAGTCATCGATGTTTTTTCAATAACAATTTTAATATTATTGAGAGCCGATATATGTCTTTCAATTATCTCTTTCTTGTTTTCCATGAAGTTATAATGATACAAAATCAATAAAAGATAAAACTAATGCCATGGCGAGTTGTTCTTTTTTATCTATAGCAAGCTGAGCTTCTTTAGGATTGTCTCCGAAGAAAGGCTCAATCAAGACGGTGCGGGGATAAAGGTTTACATTGAGTCCCCCTCTATCAGATATGCCGACCTGCTTTACCCCACGAGACATATCTTTCCTATTTAAAGCTTCACACATTGCTCTTTGAACCATAGCCGCAAAAACTGCACTGCCTGGCTGAGAGTTTGAGCAAAGAGTCTCACTCCCGGCACTCGTTCCATTATAAGCATTGAAGTGACTTTCAATTACGGCCCATGCTCCCCAACGGCTAGCTTCTCGATGTGCCCCTTTTATCCCCACTCCGTCACGCAAAAATATACCAACTTCCACACCTTTTGTAGCTGCAATAGTCTGCATTAATTTTCCGAGTCCACGACTCCAATCGTATTCATTTTGCGAGAGTGGAGCGACACCATAAGCGCCATGTGCTGTTTGCTCGTGCCCAACAATAAAAGCTAATTTCAGCCCATTGCCATAAGCATTAAGCTTACTGCTATCGTCTGATTTAAATAATCTTGTAAAAAACGAACCAGCCTTAGGAGGTGATTTACTTATTTCATCAGGCTGTTTTAATTTAGAATTTGGTGGGAGTTTTAAGTCCATGGAATGAGTATAGACTCAAAACCCCCATGTATGATTCGATTATCTTAGTCTTGAAGGCCGACTTTGTCTTTTGTCACGAGGCGTAATAAGAAATTTAATCCTGTCAAAGCTCCAACGACAATTTGTGGATTAGCTGAAATCCATTCTTTTGCAGGTGCGTAGAAAATAGCAAAGGCTGCAGTAATTAGATTCATCCAAAGGGTTTTAGAAAGATACGGTTTTTTTACTTCTGGTAACATAAATTATCTCCTTTAATTACTCTTCGGGCGTCGGGTGCTTTTAATGAAGTCTTCAAGTAATCTTATTGATGCCTCATTCTTTGACTTATCCACTGTAAAATTAGAGCCGGAAGAGTTCTTTATTTTTTCATCCATTCTATCGACGACTCGTTGAATATCGTTAAGATTTCTCTTCACATCTTTGACGTCATCTTTCAGTTCTGAGATGCCATTTATTTGCGATTTTTCAATTGATTGAACCCTATCCTCAAGTGAATGATATCGACCGCTAAAACTCCAAACTACTGACAGAATAACTAAAACTGCCCCAACAGGCATAAGAGTTTCTTTATCTAGAATTGTCATTTCTTTGACCTAATAGCACATTGGCCAAGTAAGTCTTTAAGCTCTTCGGATTCAAAACACACCCATGTATCTATTTTCTTAAGCTCAAACTTTCCATTCGAACAGAATGCGGAGTTGTTGTTTATTATGCACGGTTCTCCGACGATTGGCTCACATTTAGCCGCTGCTATTGCTGCAGATTTAGGCATACAAGAGTGACCATTCATAGCTAGGCCGTTTCTTTCTATGAAAACACCCTTATCTTTTGTTGCGCATACAAGCTTATTGTTTTTTGCATCTAGAACGCACCCTTGTAGATCTTTATGATTAAAAGCCAATGCACGTATAAACGAGCAAGAGCTAACTAAGCAGAGACTTAAGAGACTTAGCAGCTTCAATGAGTTCTTCATCCGTTAAATCCTTTCGCTTTATTTCTTTAAGAAGTATTGATGCTTCAATCGCACGCGCCTGAGTCTCAAGACTTACGGCCATATGTCCTTCATTGTCTGCCTTTATAGAATTAATTAACTCAATCGCAGTTGGAATGAATTTAATAATAGCCAATATAATTTGAAGCATGTTCTTAGGTTCCCATATGGTATGCCCACGTATAAACAGTTGACGGAAGTAACGCTGTGGCACCTGTCGTTAAGATCATGTTGGTTGTTGAGGTTGTTGGAAAGACCATTGAAACGCCGCTAAGTAATGCTGCGTTTGCATTGGTTGGTGTTATTAAAGGAAAGGGAGCAAAAAGGAAACTCCTTGCCCAAGTTAACGATGTTGTGTAGTCACCGCTTTGAGCTGTAACTGCGCCTGTTCTTCCAAAGACAGAAGAAACATCGCCACCGCCTGTTGCAGAAATAGTTATTGTATTTAAGAGATCATTATAAGAAAGATTTATTCCAGCGCCAGCAACCAAAAGAGATGCAACACGATCATCAACTCTTTCGTCAGTGTAATATAAATTAGTTCCTTCTGGGATTGCAGAAGTAGTTAATGAAGTCCAAGAAGTGTCGTAATTAGTAGATGAGTTTTTTTTTAAAACTTGATCAGTGGTTCCACCAGTAGGAACACCTTGACCGGCTGGACCCTGTGGTCCGTCAGGACCAGCAGGACCCTCGGGACCGATAGGACCTTGAACGCCAACTGAAGAAACTGTAATAATAGTCGTCATGTTTACTCCCCTGAATTACTATTGCAGCTCCTTAAATAAGCGCAATTTTATTTAATACCTAAAAAGGTTTTTATTTCTTTTATCTTATTATCAATATGTGGAAGCTCTTCTAAAAGTAATGAAAGCTCTCCTCGACGAGCAAATAATTGAAACAATTCTTGTCGTGCTAGATTCTTTTGATCGACTGGCGCTTCACCTTTTTCAATGAAAGCTAAAAGACTTGCTTCGTCCATTTTGCCGTAATGTCGATAAAGAAGTTGTCCACCATTAAAGACCATAACAGCAGGAGCGCCGATAGATTTTTGACCCTCGTTTGGCTTCATGTATTCTTTTTTAAACACTGAAGATCCAGTTGTTGGGTCTGGTCGTGATGGCAAATTAAAGCTTGCATAATCGCTGATGCCTCCAGAAGCTTTAGACTCAGCAGCAACCTTTTCAAATATTGGAGCAAAATCTACGCACTTAGGGCAATCATCCATCCAAACTTTTACTGCAATTTTTTTACCTGATTTAATTAGCTCTAAAACCTGTGACTCATTCATTTCCATAATTTATTACTTCCTCTAAATATGAGAGTAGAACGTTAATTTTCTCAATTCTAGACTGTAAATGAATCATGTGTGACTCGTGGCTTTCTTTTTCCTTTAACAACTCCTCTTTCATATTAGGAGATGCTTTTTGAAGCTCTAATAATGCAAATTCTGAATCATTTGAAAGCCTTATCATGTAATCGTCATCAGGGTTTTTCATTGCAAAAAGCGCGGCTATTTGTTTTTGACTTTCGTTTAATTTTATTCCCATTTTAAAAAGCTCCTAATTTATACCATTTTGAAGAAATGCTGTAGCTTCCAGAGCAAGATCCAGCGGGTCCTGTATAAGTTCCCTCACAAGAATAGCCATCCCAAGAACAGCCAAAGCCAGACTGTGCATTACACGTTGACTCATCAGCAAAACTTCCGCAGGTGTATGCGAACCATGAACAGCCCGAGGGAGTGCATGTGCCTTCAGTTGTAAAAGTTGAGCAGTTGCCAAGCCTTGTATAGTGATGAATTAAAAGCGCATCGTCTGGAGCTAAAGAAATAGCGCTTTCTAAAGTGTCACCAGCACCAGGTAATACGGTTATGTTTCCTGTGGTTCCTATATTTTTTGTGTAATAAAATCTTGAAACGTTTCCTCTGTTAGCAACGTTTGAAGAGGGCAAAGTGTAAGTTGCTCCCGATAACCAGTTACATCCCGCCTCTGCCTCACAAGCCACTTCACCGTCATCAGTTAAATTTGAGCAGCTAGCTGTCCCCTGACAGATAGTTCCATAGGTTCCACTGCAATCACCAGTTGCATAATTTCCACTGCATAAATTTCCAGAGCAAGCACCACCTGTGCATGATGTATTATATTGTCCATTACAAGTAGCTCCATCCCAAGAGCAACCACTTTGTGCATTACAACTTGATTCATCGAAAAAACTTGTTGAACAGTCAGAAAAGTTCCATGTGCAAGAATTAGCTTCGCAACTTGATTGGTCTCCGTATCCGCTACATAAGTCAGACCAAGAGCAACCAGTCGTCCCATTACAGGTGCTTTCATCTATTATGGCAGGACAGGTTGACGTGTCCCATGAGCAGTTACCGCCGTAGGCATCATCTTGGTTTTCACATGTTGTTTGATCTGTATTATTTGCCGTTGAACAAGAAGCCTCAACCCAAGTGCAGCCAGAATTTGATTCACATGTAGATTCTGTAGTTCCTGAAAAACTGCTGCATGGATTTCCTGCGAACCAACTACAGCCTGCAAGCGAGTGCGCATTACAGGTGCCCTCTGATAGATAAGTGTTACAAGCCGTGGCGGTTCCGCTGCATTCAAAAGCAGCCGAGCCATCTCCGTAAACCACCATTTCGTCGCCGTAAGTATAAGTTGCTCCTGTAACTAAAACCCCTTTTCCTGCAAAACCTCCGTATGAAGAAAGTCTAGCTGTTGCTCCAGTGTCGGAAGAGCCAGCGGTTACAACTCCAGCATTCCAACTGTTTCCGTAATTATAAATTCCGCTTTGAGAAATAATTGCAGACACAAGACCAGATTCAGCAGTGCTTCCACTATAGAAATTATGTTGTAATCCTCTGTAATCAATTGCACCTCCTGCATCGATCCCAAATCCTGCTTTAATTACGCTTCCAAACTTGAAGCCAATGTTTGTTTTACTACCGCTTGGATTTGTTAACAGAACGTTTTGAAGTGTTCCAATTGATGAGGAGTTATTAACTGAGCTTTCAATTGCACCCATTCTCGCAAGAGGAAAAACTACGCCATCAACACTCGTTGTAAGCAACTCAAATAAAGTTGTGTAAGCAGATCCATTTATTGAATATTCAGTTTTTAAATTTCCAAGAGGTGACGTGGTGCCTTGAATTGGCAAATTGTATTGTCTGAATTTTACTACTTGGCTTCCAGCTACAGAGTTTGTTTTCCACCCTTGAGCTTCCCACTCAATAGCAGCAGAAGCTTGCGCGGTAGATGTAGCGGTGGCTAAGTTTTTATTTTTTAAATAAACTTTACTAACAGGAGATGAACCTAGAACACTAGATGTGAAAGTTTGTATTTCGGTCCACTCATTTGAAATGGGAAGAGTGTTTTTTACAGTAGGATTAAAGGGACCAAAAGAAGACATTTAGTAATCTCCGCATTGTGCAATAACGCTAATTACCTTTGCCGCAGTTACGCTTGATAAAGCTTTGACTTTTAAAACTGCTCCAGATCCTAAAAACAAAACTCTGTTTCCATTAACATCAACGGCTAGACCAGCAAACTGTGTGCTTTGAAACACACCTATGATTGGAAGTGCGTTTGTGTTTCCACTATTTGCGGGTATTGATAAAGTGCCAATAATATAATCGACCGCTGAAATTGTAACTACAAACTGTAAATCCTTAGCCGAAGTATCTGTAGAGGTTACAAAAATATTATCTATTCTTGTGCCGTCTGCATCTGCTGTTACTAAAGTTTTAAAAGTTGTTGTGTCTGCTGGGAGAATTTGCGCAACCCCAGTCTTTACTACTTGCGGAAATATTGGAGTTGAAACTACGGCCATTTTTATAATCCTCCTGAATAACTATAACTAACTAAATCTAAACTACTAGCAGCTTGCCATGAAAGGTTAGTGCCATCTGTTTGTAAAAATTTACCATTATTTGATGCTTGATCGGGAAGGGCTGCAATTACCCTTGAATTTGTAAAATATAAATTCGAGCCTTCACTTAGATCTGATGTGGATTTTGCAGAAAAGGCAGTATTAAAACGCGCTTGAGTATAATAAAGATTCGTATTCTCAGTGACCTGAGAAGTATTGTAGTCACCGCTTTGAGCTGTAACCGCGCCAGTTCTTCCAAATACAGAAGATACGCTAGAAGAGGCTGAGCCAGTAAATGTTATATCTACGCGGTCGCTTCCAGGATTATCTGCAACAGTAATTGAAATGTTTGAACCTTCAATAAAATTAAGTCGCTTACGTGTGGCGTTATCAGTTCCATTTTTTGCGACAATAACCTTTTGAATTTGAGAATTATTCGGAGTGATATTCGCCATCTCCATAAAGTATAAAGTAAGTTTTAATTAACACCACGCATTGATAGCTAAAAAAAATGGCTGATTTTAATGATCAATAAAGCATTATGCTTAATTAATGCGAGTGATACTTCAATTTGATATCCCTAAAGAACAAGAAGAGTTTGAAACGGCTAAAAAGGGATGGTCTTACAAGAGAGATAGAGAAGCGCTCATGGCTATTCTTAGACAAAAAATTGATGATTCAGAAGGCGAACTTAGGAATTGCCTTCAAGACATATACAAAGAATTTTTAAATGAGATTACAACGCCCTAAGTAAAGCTCGTCAAAGTTCTTTCTTTGTTAAATATGCATTGAAATATATTCTAAAAATGCGGGGTTTAGTTGTCATACAAACCTTTATATTAACCTATTGACTCTTTTTTCTTTCCGGTGCCTATGCGGAATGCCCCGCACGTATAGGCACCGTTCTCGATTAATCCTTCAATTCTTGAGGTTTTATATTTAATTCTTTGAATAATTTTTGGAGCTTTCTTTGCAATAGGAGAACAGTGTCGCAATGATCACAGTTTCCACAATTTGCGCGCAGCTCTGAATAGATGAAATCCAAAGCAAACCGCATAGCCGCCATATCTGACTGAGCCTTTTTGCCATCATATTTCTTCATTTCTTAATGATAATGCCGCCTTAAGCTGTAATGAATAATAAATTAGTCAAATATTAATATTATAACCCAACGGTTTGGTTATTCTATATATATGAGCATAACAAAAACAATCAAAGCATTAGCTTTAATATCTTTAACCTTGAGTGCAGCTGAACTTAAAACTTTTGATACAGGCAATAATTCAGAGCAATTTAATACTTTAAGGGTTTACACAAATATGAACTCTGAAAAAGTATATGTTTATAAACACACCTTTCAAGAAGATATTGAAATAGGGACTCTTGTTCAATGGCAAGCGCACGGTGAAGTCACAAATGATCTTGGTTATAATGTATGCGTAAGTTTTAAAACAGTGCTTTTATCAGAAGATGAAACGCAGGTATTAGCAGAGCTTAGCGAGTTTAGAGGATCAAATGTTAGCAAAGACATGCATCACTCAACCTTCTTTGATGGCGGCTCATATATGACAACTTTTGTAATACCTGCAGGATCTAAAATAGCCGTTCAAATTATGGCTGGTTCAACAAGAGCTAAACTCAATAGCACAATTAAAATTGAGCAAGATTATGGAAAGTTAAACGGCTTCCTTTTAAAGCTTTAATTAAAGAAGATGCAAATTGAAAACTTTTACTAAAGAAGAAATTTCTAAATTCATGAGTTATCTAGGAAGTAAAAAATCTATAGCCAAAGCTATTGCAGCAAGAATAAACGGCAAAAAGGGCGGGCGTCCTAAAAGGGGTAAAAAATGAAATATGAAGAATTGAATGCTTTAAAAGTATCTCTTCAAGAATTACTTAAAACACAAATGCCTCAAAGCGTTAAAGAGCAGCTGCTTATTTCTATTGATATTTTATCAGATGAAATGAACTTTCTTTTACTGCCAAAAGAAAAGTAATCTTTGGTTTTTGTTTTGCCAAAGCTCGTAATATCCTAAGTAAGTGAACGATAAACTCATAAGCCGTATAGTTGCTAGAATTTCTGAACTTGACGAATTAATAGTCTCTGTCGAGGCAGGCTATAGTTTCACAAGTGACCCTAAATTTCTTAAGCAGCTTTTAGAATTAAACAAAAATCTTCTAAGCGTTTGTATGAAAGGAATAACCCCTAGGTTTTATAAAACAGCTCAGCATGAGAGCAACGACCCTTTTTTTTTGACAAAAAATGAAGTCGTGGCTCCCTTTATTACAGTTTTTAATTAAAGTTCAAAAGCAACTATTCCAACTTCTATAAGTGTTGCAACGTCGCCAGAGGCAATACATTGAACTTGAGCTTTATAAGTATACGTTCCCGCAGTAACACTTGTATCTACACACCAAAAGGCAGAGGCAGGTAATCGAAAGGTTGTATTACTAGTGCCACCATGGCCTGATAAAAATTGACATTCTGAAATAATAGTTGAGTCCCTTAAAAATTTAATTCTTAATCCGGCAGAAGTTCCCGATGAATCGGCCACCTCAACAAAACCAGAAGTTGAATTTTTTAAGCCAACAAAAACGGGTCTTCCAGTTGTCGCTAAAGAAACAGAGCAACTTGTAATATCTACATAGCTTGTTGAGCTTGAAGTTTGTCCGGGTGAAGCCGTTCCGTTTGCTGTCTGTTGGCCAAGAGCTGCTTTCTTTGCAGGAGTTATTGCTAGGTCGGCAATGTCAGCAGTTGCAAATGGGTATGCTGTAACAGCTGGTAGAATTCCCCACGCTCCGTTTGAATAAACATCCATTTTAGTGGTTGTTGTATTGTATCGAATCATTCCGTTAACAGCTGAGCCTGGTCTTTGCGCTGTAGTTCCACTTGGAAAAGTAGTTGCTCCTGTTCCCAAAAAGGTGATTCCGGCAGTGCTTACACGTGCATAAGCCACACCATCCGCTACCATCTCCCAAGTATTGGCAGAAACCCAATAAATTCCACTATTTGGATCTCCGTCAAAGCTAATTCCAGGGGCTCCCACAGAGCCAACTGCAGCAAGTAGCGCACCTGTAAATGTAGCTCCCGCAAGAGATGCAAGACCTAAATTAAGTAGAGATAAATTTCCGACCGTAATCCATGCAGAGTTGGCTGCATTTCTTAATTTTAAAAACCCAGAAGTTGTATCAGCCCACCACTGATAGGCATACATTGTAGCGGGCTCGGTAGCCCCACTGTTTTGCGATACAATCGCTAAAAGTGCATTGTTTAAATCGGAACGAAAATTCGCTCCTGTTTGATTCGCTAAAACATAATCATGTTGCATTTGAGACCTCTTTCATTTTTAAATATTTTCTTGCTAATGAAGCTTTTAAAACGTTTTTTTTAACAGATTCTACAAACTTATTAGTTTTTACAAAAACTTTTTTCCCATGAGTCCAAGCGTGTTGGTTGTTTTCTGTTCTTGAAACCCACTCTAGGTTCTCTATTCGATTATCAAGGCCATTGCTATTTATGTGATTAACTTCTAATTTATTTTCAGGGTTAGCAATAAAAGCCTCTGCTACAAGCCTATGCAAAAGAAAACAATTTCTCTTTTGGCCCTTTTTTGAATCGCGTAGTCCGACTCTAAAATACATCTTTTTTAAAGTAGACTTTCTTAAAAACTTTTGACTTTTATATGACCAAACTTCACCATTTGGCGTTATGGCGTATTGACCTTTGTAATTTTTAATATCTTTCATCATGTAATATTCTTTCCGAAACCCTTAACAAGAACGTCAAATGTTCTTGAGATTGTAGCATTCGTGCTGTCTTTAAATATAATATCAAAACCCGAAACTGTTTTGCCCGTGATTGTAAAATAATCACCAGTCGTCATATTTGTTGAAGTGACTCCGATTGTAGGAACTTGCCAAAATGGATCAGCAAAAGTTACATGATAAGAGCCAACGCCGCTCACAATTCCCTTTTGATCTTCCACTCTGTCAGGCACGTCAATTGTAACGGATAATTGATCAACAACTAAATTACGCGAAGGGTCATCAGTGCTAAGCTCTAATTTAAATTCAAATCCTCTTGCTGAATACTCGCCAGTCAAAAAAGGTCGCCACTCACTCCACGTTGGGCTACCACTTGGATCATCAAGAGTCGTTCGCATGTAAAGCTGTGCATTCGTCCCTGATATTTCATCACCGTCTATTGTCGTCCATGAATCTATATCAAGAGTCATTGCATCTATAAGTTGTCCGATATCGAAAGCGCTGACTCTGATATTTGCCGTCAACCTTGAGGGATAAACCGCGCCAAGATCAACTGTGTTTGTAAAATAATAAGTTCCCATCAAGGCAACGTCGCCACTGAAATCAAAAGAACTTAAGTCATCAATAAGACCCATATCATCAACAAGGGTTCCGGTGTCTAGAGTTATTCCGTTCAAGTCAGCTATGAATACAACGTCCGTCTTTGCGCCAGAAAATGTTGGATCTTCTTGCTGCAAATCAACAACGTTATAAACAAGATTTTCAGGAACTGTTGTAACAATCTGTGAAGCGTTTACGCTTTCATTCCCGCTGCTATCAACAAACTTAATTAAATAAGTGCCGTTAAGAAGAGGAACGTTTGCCGATGTTGAGTTGCCTGGGAGCGCTGCCGTTACATCAATAGCATTGCTCCATGATTGAAGAGTTAAATTAGGAGTATGGCGAATGCGGACATAACCACCGATAAGCACATCGAGATCAACAGATTGAGTCCATGTGAGAAGAGAGACGTTTGCATTAGGTATTAAAGAGAAATTTAATACGTCAGCAGGCGGTGCCGTTTTGCCATAAAGAGTTTGAGTTATTGATGAGAAGGGACTGACGTTTCCTAAAGAATTAACCGATGCAACTTGGAACGTATAAATTCCACTTGATACATCAAGAACGTCTATAGTGTTAGTAAATACTTCTCCAAGATTAATGCTATTATCTTCGTCTTTTTGATATTTAACTATGTAAGATGTTACGTTTGAAGCTCTTTCCCAGGAAAGAATCGCCTTAGCTCTTACTCCACTTATTGTATTAAATAGCCCTTCTGTTACCTCTAAGTTTATTGGTGCGTCTGGAATAATTGTTAAAGTTGAGAAAACCCTAGGAGGGAGTATCATCCCATTCTCAACAGAAGCAAATTTATTCTCATCATATTTTATGGCCGATATTTCAAAAAGTCCGTCTTTTGCTTCCGATACTGAAAGCACTCTAAAAGTCTGAGCCTCAATGGTTGAAGTTGATAATCCCCAAATACTTTGAATATTAGGAGTTGTTGAAAAAGTTCCTAATATTGTAAGCACTCGACCAGAGTTTGAAAGAACAGTTTTTTCCTCAATCACACCCGAAGGCAAAACTACATAAAGAGTATAGCCAGCAAGAGATGTTGTTGGGTCTGAATCAATTGTAAGAGTCGAAGATGTAGCCGCCGAAATTCGACCGCCCATCCTTGCTCCTGATCTGTTTGCATCGGCAATTTTAATGATGTTTCCAGGTCTTGCTATTGCTGCCTCAATACCTGTTTTAAATGATACTATCTCTGACTCATTTTGTTCTGTGTATAAAATCCAACGTCCCACACGGTTAGCTTGGCCTCGTGACGTGCAGCCTATTGGATTAACCTGCAGCTTTATAATTCCATATTGGGCTATAGCCGCCTCATCCTCGACGTATTCTATTTTTTGTTTATAAAGATCTGCAGGGTCGTTCCATGCAACGACTGCAACTGTATGACGTGCTTTCTGACTTGATCCTGAATAACTAAAGCTACCATCAATTACGTTTGCCTGAGTGTATAAATAAACAGGATCAGCAGGGGCGTCTTGAGTAAATGTTAAACCGCCTGCACTCCAAAAACTCATGCCTCTAAATATTGTGCATAAGTCTTGGATAATTCTGTGGGCTTCTTGCTGTTCTTGAAAATAGACAGATATTGAGAACCTAGGCTCAAGGCCACCGTTGCCATCGTCAATTAATTCTGAGCAGTAATTACTTATAGAATATAGGGCCCACTTATCAACGAGTGACTCGGATATATAAGTCCCCAATCCAAAGCGCTCACTGGTAACGAGGTCATATAGGCACCATGCCGGATCAGCACACCATTGTTTTGTTGCCTGGAAAGTTCCGTCCCAACTGCCTGTATAAATAAGACTTCCGTCGGTTCTTACAGTCGCATTAGAAGGAATCTTTATCTTTAAAAGTTTTACGTGATAGGAGCGCTTTGGAACACTAGAAAATTGTGAAGCATCAACCTTAAGAGCGACATAAGCCGTATTTGGATAAGTTAGTTTTGCTTCAATAATGGAAGTGTAAGAATCGAAATCTAAAAATCTTTGATCATAAAGCTGAACAGAGTCGCTAGATAATCGGGTTACTTTAATATCCCATGGAGCTGAGCCTGTTAATGGAACTCTATAGCTTCTTTGATATTTAGACTGAGTTTTACCTGTTATTTTTGTATCGAAAATAGTCGTGTAGCCGCCACCATTGGCTTGTAGTTCTATTTTAAATGCAACAGAATTGCCTCTTGTCTCGCCTGTTTCTTGATCTTGATAAAGAAGAGAAGGAACGGAAAGCTTAATATTTACAGCATTTATATCTGCATTTGAAATAGATCTTATTACAGGAGTGCCGTTCTCTATTCTTGTTGAAACCGTTGTTTCAGTTTCTACGTCAGAGAATCCGGTAGCATAAGTTTGAGACTGAGTGCCGACTCTTTCCTGATAAGATACATTTTGAAAATTCAAAACACCTGTCGATGAACGAACAGGAGTTTCATTAAGATAGATAGATTTATCACCGTCTACAAGACCGCCAATTTCACCCTCTGAAATAACATCAACAACACGAACGAATTCCGTTGATTGAAGATCAGTTGTTGAAGGTGGTTTTTTAAAAAGCTTCTCAAGGTCTCTTAAGTTAAAATTAAACCAGCTCATTAAGCTTCAACCTCAACACTTAGTCCGGCTGAAACTACTGCGCTGCCCACTATACAAGTGCCGTAACCTATTGGAATCGGTTGACCTTGAGAGTTTGTATTTACGGCTCCTGTAAATATATAAGATGGTTTATTGTCTGCGCTTTCATAAGCACCAAATTGAGGTAATGGAGTTAATAACTGAACAACACCTGAAAGGCCTAAGCCTATACCTGTTGCAAGAAAATAACCTGCAGTAATTGGTCCCACTCCCGGAATAAAGCTAACCCCTATAAGAGCAGCTCCTAAAAATATCTTCGCAACACCACTTGAACCAACAATAGCTGGCACAATCATAATACTATCTCGGTTCCCAAGAGGCTCTAAAAGCTCATCGTCATCAACGACCCAACTTTCGCCTAGCATTACTCTATAACCAACGCCCTTATCAGAACTAATCATCAATGAGTTTTGAAACTTAGGAAAATTAGCATTTAAAGCTCTAATAGCTTCTGGAAGGGACTTAACGTCAAATCTATGATTTCTTCCAAACTCTTCACCTAGGGCACCGAGTAAAACGACACTCTTCATTTAAGACCCTCAAAGCGCAAAACATGTTTTGTGCAATTTCTATAATAATGTCCGTATACATCACGAGACGAAAGACACTTTGCCATGTGATGAAATAAAACGTTGGGAGATGTGAAAACGCCGATATGATCAACAAATTTTGAGGCTATTTGCATTAGAATAATATCTCCCTCTTTCAATATACTATCTTCAACAGCTTTAAAACCAAGTGCTGTGAAACCGTCTAAGAAAAAATTAGCCGACACCTCCCAACACTTCCACTCTCTATCTGATCTTTCTGGTAAAAAAACTTTAGGGAGATTCTCTGCATACCAATCACGCACTAGAGAATAGCAATCAAACTTCCCATAAACGTATTCACGCCCAGCAAGACGAACCTTGTATTTTGTAGGCTCCCAATAATGCCAAGTCTCTGATGGTATTGACACGATATACCAAGGAAGTTTTGTCGTTTCGCAAGAAACAATATCAACAGGGCTTGGGGTTGCAGACTCATTGCAGTGTGAATGAACGATGGCCTTTATTGTTGAGGTTGCATTTATCCTTGCGTAGTCGAAATGAGATAAAACAAAAGAGCCGTTGTCTTGAGACATGTTTTCGCAAGGATAATAGATTTCTTCACCGTTCTTTATGCAAAGAAGCCCGCAGCATTCTCTAGGGTAAAGCTCTTTTGCGTGCGAAAGAACTTTCGCTCTATTCGCATCGTTCATTATCCAATAAGCCCTGCACTTGGGAAACCACCAAAAGGAAGTGGAGAGGTTGAACCGAATCTAGCCTTACAACTGCTTAGCCTTTTTCCGCAGACATCATCTCCTGATGAAACAACAGAGACGTCATTTACATCAAAATAATTACTTCCAGAATAAGAGCACTCGGCTGATCTATATTTCCATGTGCATACGTTTTGAATTATTTGCCTTAGGGGGAGTTTAACCCCTTGCACATCTATTGAAGAGGAAAGCTCAAATTCAACAAAGTTCTTATTCTCATTCGCTTTTCTATCGATGTAATAAACATCATTTTCTAACTCAGCTGTTGGGTCCGCTGTTGGATTCACTCCGCCTGTGAAATTCACGGCATCAAGAAACTTTAAAAGAGTTCTTATACGAGTTACTTTAGCGCCGAGCATGTCATTATAAACAAGTAAAATAGAGGTAATACTTCCAAAGATATTTGAAACCCTTAGGATAGGGCGTGGGAGCTGGCCATTTATATTATAATTAAAACCTTCGGCTTCAACAGGAAATCTTGTGTAAACTTGCGAGTTCCATGTGATGTTAGCTTTAAGCTCATTTGTGCCCGCATGAAAATAGTAAATATCTCCGCCAAGAGATGTTAAATCAATTTTAAATAATTCTATGATTGCCGAAGGAGCAAGCTTTTGTATTTCTTGAGTAATAGATAAAGGAGTTGTCACGGCTCATACACCAATTCAAAATCTGCAGTAATGTTTTTTCGGCCTGCATTTGGGATATCATAACTCCATTGTCTGCAAACGTATTTTCCGGCTACACCTTGAGGGTCAGTCCAGTCAAATGAATCAACCCCCTTTGCTGTTTCAAAGAAAAGAATAATTGCATCGGCTTCCGCATCAAGTCTTTGTGTGAATTCTAAATTCCAAACTTTGACGAATGGGTTTACACCGTCCGCTTGCCGTTGCTCGTAGTTATCGCCAAATTTTGCAAGTCTTACTTTTGTGCTTATATTCTTTTTAATTCTAAAGTCTGGAGTGTAAGTAAATGTGCTCACGCTAACAATCCTCCCGATCTTTTTTGCTGAATCAATTCTTTTCTAATCATTGCTGACATAAGCTCTCCGATTGCTTTACCTCTTTCAGTATCAGACTTGACGCTATCATTTCCGCTCTCAACATTTACAACAACGCTAACGCTAGTTCCGCCGCCTTGAGATCCGCCCTTCATTGATACAGGAATACTGCGGCCATCAGGTAAAGGAACGTATGCCTCGGGCATTGACCCCTCTCCAAAGATTGAAAGTTGTGGCTTTGTAGCTATACCGCCTCTTGAGTAATAATTAAGTGCCATCGGTCCGTCTTTTGTCATGACGTTTCCGTTTGCAGATAAGTTTGTTGGGAATCCTTGATCGGGGGTTATAGTTCCCCCACTTGTTGCACCACTTGAAAATAAACCAGACACCGCACCTAAAAGAGGTGCAATAACCGCCTGTTTAACCTGAATTCTTATAATTTCATCTATGATAAAATTAGCCAGGTCTAAAAAATTTAGTTTTCCTGTGCGAACAAAATTAACTAGTGAATCCTCTAAACGAGTGAAAACTCCTGTGAATGCATCTTTAACTAAATTCGCAGTATTTGTTGCCTGGTCTACATATGCTTTAAAAGCTTCTGTTGCGCCATAGCCAAACGTTCTTGTCTGTTGTTCGTTCAGCTCCATGAGTCTTATCTTCTCTTGAAGAAACTCTGCGGAGCGCTCTTTAAATAACTTAAGGTTTTGGCCTGTATATTTACTAGAATCTTTTTCAGTCTCAGCGTTGTGCTTTTTTGTTTCGACTAATTCTTTATAGGCAATATCTGTGAGATAAGCCTTTTGCCCTTCAAGTTCTAATAGAGCAATAGATTCTCTTTGTTTTGTAATATAATCAGCTAAAGATTCAGATTGTTTTTTCGCCTCGGATTGAGCCTTATCGTCAGCAGCAACTTTGAGCTTAGGAAGAAGAGCTTTGTTAACTCCCGGAAGTCCTTGCGTGTAATATTCAGTTGCAGCCTTAGAGGATTCAGCAGTGAACTCAGCCCTAAGTTTTTTGATCTTTGCTCCGGCTTCTTCAAATAGTTGGAATGCCCGACCAGGCTCAATGACCGCTCTTCCTATAGCAATGAGAGCCGTTCCAAGTTGAAGCACCGCCGATTGAACCGCCATTATTTCAACGTTTAAATTCAAGAAGAAAGATCGAAGAGGCTCAAGAACTGGTCCTATTACGTTAATTCCAATTTGGAAAAAGGAGTTTTTTAAGAGCTTCATTCTGTCGTTAAATTTCTCAGCATTTTTAGCAAATTCATCGCTTATTTCTAATCCGAAAGCACGAATCCCTTCTTTCCCTGAATCAAGAAATGGGATTATATCAACACCGTTTCTCCCAAAAAGCTTAACAGCAAGCGCGGCTTTTTCGGCTCCGTCTTGTGTTTTTGAAAAAGCCTCAGCAACTTTCGTTAAAGCATCGCTTGCGTTTATGTTTCTTAAATCTGCAGCACTTATTCCAACAGCCTTAAAAGCATCTTGAAGTGGCTTGCTTCCGCTTGCTGCATCTACAAGATTTACGTTTAATTTTTTTAATGATGTTTGAAGGCCATCAAATCCAAGACCAGCAAGCTCTGCAGTTGCTTTTAATTTAGAAAGATCACTTACTGCAAAACCTGTCTTTTGACTTGCCTTTTGAAGCTCATCGCCCAAATCAACAATTGATTTACTAAAGTTAAAAGCTTCTCTAACAGTAAAGGCCGCAGCTAATCCCTTGAGAGCATTGCTAAGCCCTAAGAAATTAGAGCCCATTGATTTGGTTGTGTTTTGAACTTTTTCGAGACTCGTGTTTAACAGCTCAACTTGCGGTTGACCGTCAACGCCAACTTTGATTTTCAGCGTAAGATTTTGATCTGCCAAACTTAATCCCTCTTTTCGTTAAAGACTTCAAGAGCTGCTAGCTCCATTACCTGAATAGATTCAAAGCATTCTTTTTCGTCTTCTACTAAGTATAATTTAAACATAAAAGGAAGCGCAGAGTAATCCATGCCAATAAAACCACCCATAGGGCCCGACTTCCATTGCGTCATCATTCTCGTAAATATCTCTAGAGTTTGCCAGTTTTCAGGCCATATCTCGAATGTTTTAGGCGTGTTTTGAGCCATAGCTAATTCCACTATTTCAGGAGGTGCTCCGAAAGCTTCAAGGTCTGTGTGGGCTTCTGATATATCGACACCGCCCCTTGCCCATACGCGAGCGGCGTCTGCTAGTTTTTTCGTTTAGCGCCCGAAAGCGACTCGAAAAAAGACATTACAATTGATCTAGAAACCAAAGGCAGGTCTAAAAGTTGTGACTTTGTAGACTCAAGATAAGGGATTTCATTCCCATTTTCGTCACTGACGTTCTTCCAACCGACTAAGATTTCCTTTGCGAAATCAAGATCTGTTAACTCACCATCAGTGACTTGTTTTGTTGCTTCCTTGATTCGACTTTCAGATATTCGCTTAAATTCAGCTTCGAAAGTTTCTTTCTTAAACTTCCCGCCATCAACAGGAAACTCAATGCTCACTGGCCAGAAATAACTATCGGACTGTTTTAATATGAACATTTAAAAATCTCCTTATTTTACTGTGATACTAAACTCATCATTACCAGACACAGGCGATGCTACAAATGGGATTGTTAACATTGTAGTTCCATTGTCATCGGTATAACTAGGGCCCTGAATGGTAACACTTGTAAGATCTAATTGAACCTTATGGCCAGCAGTTGTTCCATGAAGAATAGATAAAGTGCCAGTTGTTCCGTTCACTGCAGCTGTAAAATAATCTTTTGCTGCAATGGTCGGAGCTTCAATGACAGCAGTTCCCGCAGGTTTTCTATCAACCAAAAGAATTTCTTCACAACCGATCAAAGTTCTATAAGTCACTTGGTTATTTACGTTGAAGTTTAAAGACTGTAGACAGCCAGAATATCCAAGTAATGTATAAGCGCTAGTGTTTGCAGTGTTTGCAACTTGAGGTTGTAAAAAGCCTGTATAAACCGCAGTAGGGTTGGCTGTATCTGTTGGGGCAACATAAAGACCTTGCATTGAAAACTTCATTACAGGAATTTGCTTTGTATTGATTGAAAACTCAACCGATCCCATAGCGCCTAGAACCTTATGAAGTATGCCATCCATGAAAAAATAAATGGTAACAGAAGTAAAAGAACTAGAAACAGGGGCATAAACTACACTTACACCTGCGTTTACAGTCTCAGACATTGCACACGCTTTAAGAAGTGATGCATAAGCAGGAGCTGTTCCGGCAGTGCCAGAACCTTGCATCTCAACTTCAAAATCAAGAGAAACCGATTTAGAAGCAACAAGAGTATCAGAATTTCCTAAGTAAGGACGAATTAAATCTCTTTGAGCAAGTTCTGCGTTTAAAGGAGATACGTTAAGATTCTTTAAAAGAATAGCGTTAGCTGCACCTGTTGGCGTTGGATCAACACCATAAGTTGACTCTTCTTTTACTAAAACCGTTCTTTTTCTCATTAATAAGCTCATAAATAAATCCCCTTCTAACTATTTAAACTCGAAATATCTTGGTGCGCAGTCTGATATGGAATTCTATATTCGCATATTACAGCCATTGCGTTATTGTCTGATTCTTGAAACTGAAAATTAACTGATACTGGCTCAATATTCATACACAATCCGCCAAGTGAAAGATCACTTGTAAGCAGTTTATGCATATCAACAACAATTGGATCAGCTTCCCTGTCTGGCACATCGCCATTTACAAAAACAACAAGTCGCACACTTAGCGTCCATGTTGTTCTTGGAATTGAAACTTGATCGGCAGAATCAGCAACTGGCTCTATTAAAATAGCAGGATGTTCTTCACGCTTAAAAGCATCTTGTCTACTTCTATAAACTCTTTGCTCAACGGCATAGGTTCCTAAAACTGCTTTTTTTACGGCAGTTAATATTTTCTCACGAATAGAGAGAGTCATACTTTACTAAGAAGAGCGCGGGAAAATGCCCCATCGCCTATCTTCTCAACCTCTCTGATTTTATAATTAATCGCATCTACGATTATCTTATTCCCACTTAAAAGATTAGGTAATACCGAAGTCTTAAAAGTTAAAGAATATTCAGTGCTAGAAACATTCCCGCTCAATATATTCTGATCTGGCATATCTAAGATACCCCTCGTGTAAACGTCACCGTAACAAACATCAAGTCCGAAATCAGCGAGAAATACATCGAGGTTTTCTTTAAACATTTATTTCTTTTTCTTAGGTTTTGCGTCAGCGTCTACAGCTTCATGAACTTCTAAAGACTCAACAGCTTCAAATTTATGCTGGTTTAAAAGATAAACATATTCTTCAATTTCAATTTCAGCAGGTCCAACAACAACTGTATCGCCAACCTCAAGGCTAAAGCCTTCTCTAAGTAAATACTTCATAAAATCCTTTCAAAAAAAATGGTGCGAGAGATACTAGCCCTCTCGCACCAAACAATAACAACTATTAAACAGTTAAAGCGTCAGTCATTGCAGCAAAAGAAGCCGCACGACGAACGTTTACGTCTACAGTTTGAAGAGCACGAATATCAACAGAACCAGCGTTAAAGCCTGCGCCGTATGGGTTAGGAAGGATTTCCAAAACGCCCCACTCACCGATAACAAGATCGCTGAAATTTCCGAAAACAACAGCAGAACAAACACCACTCGAAGAACCTTTTGTAAGGTTAGAAGGAAGTTGGTTGGTTCTTGCAACGTTGTAACCGTTGATTTCGCCAGGAGTTGCAGAACGTCCGCCAGCAGGGGCATTAGTCCACAAATATTGACCAGTTGAAGAAACTGCTTTCTTTAACTTTCCAACAGTCTTTGCGTTTGCAACATAGTTTAAAGTTCCTTCCGCTGCATTTGCTGTTGCTACTGCAGTTTCAAGGTCGATCATATGATCGATTGTGATAGTTGCTCCGTTTGTTCCGCCAACAACTGAACCGATTCCAGACTGGTTGATGATACCACGAGGCTGACCAGAAGAGCCTGAACCGTTAAGGGCTGCAAGGTCGATTCCTAAAGCAAGAACGTTTGCGAAATCATCTCGAACCAACATTTCAATGTCGGGAGTTGATTGTTGCAACATTTGACGAGTAATTTGTGAACGTGCTCCGATTGTCTTAGGAGTTAAGCTCATAAGATCAAAAGTCATTGATTCATCTTCAGTTACACTAGAACCTTCAGTTACCCAATAAGCAACAGAAGCTGCTCCTTGACGAGGAACTGCTAAGTTTCCAACTAGACCAGAAAGCATTTTAGCGCCGAGTTGTTTAACAACAATTTTGTTTCGAAGAAGTTCAATAAAACTTCCTGCATCGAGGTTAGTTGCAACTAAGTTACCAGCTGCAGCTGCAGTTGTTGTAATGTAAGCAGCACGATTGCTAATGTTCATTGGCATGAAGAAACCTTGAGTTTCTTTTTGTGCGCGTTTTGCAATTTCAGCCGAACATTCTCTTTCGAAACCAGCTTTAGACCAGTCGCCAGAAATTGCAGCATTGATTGCTCGAATCATGCTATAAGATCCCTTTTCTTTTTCAGACAAAGGAAGATCATTTGCAGTTTGATCAATTGCTTTTACTTGCATTCCCATTTTATCTAAGAAAGCTTCGCGAGCTTCGCTAAGGCTTTTTCCACTATCAATGAGTTGTCGAGCAAGATCTTTAAGACCATGCTTTTCAGCCATTGCGCTAATTGCAGATACGCGTGCGCGCTCTTGTGCAATTGCATCATTTTTAAGAGCCGCTACATCTACTTGAGGAACTACTGTTTCTTTATCCATTTCTAAATTCTCCCTTTTTTGTTCGCCAATTTTATTAATTTCTACGTCAAATTCAAAGTCTGTATCTGCACGACCATAACCGACGGTCGGGTCGGCAGGCACAGACACACAACTAATCTCAAAGACTTGCCAGTCACGTGCAACGAAAGTCATTGGCTGACCTTCCACGTCTGGCATTTGATCTAATTTTTTTATCATGTAGCCAAAAGAAATATTCTTCAATACTCCCTCTTGAAGTTGTTGAAACTTCTCCTCGCCACATTCTGATTTTGAAAATTTAACTTTTGCATAAGCGACTTTATTATCGACCCATGCTTTTTCTACAGTCCCGATTAATTCATCAGGATCATGATTGAATAATAAAGGACATGCACCTTGCTCTATACGTGAAAAATCATAAGCACCTTGATCATGAGATAAAATCTCAGTTCCAAAATATCTTTCTACTGGTAATTCAGAAGAGAATGAAATTTCAACAGTTCTAGATTCAGCGTCGATATTCATGTCGCTCGCGGTGAGCGTGCGAAATTGTTTCTTAAGCTTCATATATAGTATTTAAACTTATTTTCAAAATAAATGTATGTCCCCTAAGCGACAAAATTATTATACGTTACTAGCTCAACGCGTTAGGGCTGTTGATCACTTGTCGTTGATGAATTGTGCGGAGTTGCTTTCTTGGAATCAACTGTCGGATCAGTGTCGAAAACTATATTAGCTGCTTCACATGCTTTCAATTCACGACTTCTTTGCGATAGAATTTCATCAAAATCTTGACCAGAACTCGCAAGAACATCAGTCAAAGTTGAAAAACCACTTCGAACAGATTCTTTTGCTGCATCAATTTCTTTTCCAGGGTCTATCCATGTCCAACCTCTAGGAATCCAACGAACCGACTGATAATACATCTCGGAATCATTTTCATAATTAGGAAGCGAAATAACTTCCGCCATTACAGCCATATCTAGCCAGTTCTCAAAGACAACTTTATGAAAGTTTTCCTCTAGCCATGACTGAATTACCTTCCAGTTATCTCTTTCTGAAAGTATCGACTGACGAGCACTGCTATATGAAGTCTGAGAATAATCTTTTGAAACGGATTCATACGATGCTCCAACACCTGCAGCGACTCCGCGTAACATTGCACGCATAAAAGGATCAAAAGTTCCTCCCGGACGTGACATGTTAGGAACGGTTATTTGCTCACCGGGATTTAATTTTCTAATAGTTCCCGCTTCAAAATCAGTTACACGTTGACCGTCTTGAATATCATCTCCAACAAGCTCACCTTCGGGAGTTGTAATATAACCTTGAACTGATGCAGAAGCTCTTGCTGCAATAACTTCCGCCTCTTCATAACCACCCATTTGACGAACTCTCATAAGAGTAGAAGAGAACCAACTAGGCGCACGAGTTTGCTTTTCAGATTCAGGTATAAATAGATGAATAATGTCTTTTGCTTCAACACGAATTCTTGTTGTTAAGTTAGAAGCTTCTGAATGGCTAAAGGAATAATCACCCGGATGTGTAGTGAATAAATGAAACGCTACAGGCCTACCCCATTTATCAACCTCAACGCCCATTCTTATTTGATTACCGTTTGGGGCAGTCCCATTATATTGATCATCGAGCATGTCGGCATCAAGAACTTGAAGCGCAAGAGGTATTTTAGAATTACCAAAACGCCGACGAACCATTCTAATTACAGCTTCGCCGCATTCAGGAATTTGACCCATTATTGTGCGTTGAATTTGAGCAAAGGAAAGCTTTCCTGCAGTGTTGCAGTTTTCTTTTCTACACCATTTTTTAAATTCAGCTTCAATTTTTTCGTTTAACTTATCGTTTAGTTTTTCACCACGTTGCTGCTTTATTTGGCATTGAAAGCCATATCCTTGACCCACAACGTTATTCTTAATCTCTCGAACGACGTTTTTTGCGTAGTCGTTATTTCTAACTAAATCTCTAGCTCTATTTCTAAGAACGCGAAGGCTTCCTCTAATCTCAGCGTCGAAGCTTGCTCCACTTGAAACCCAATCAGAGACTAATCGGCCGTATTCCGCACCTGCGTATGTGCGAACGTGAACGACTTCTTTTGACTTCTTCTTTTTAAACGGATTCCACATGTCTATTTAAACCTTATATAAAGAGCGTCTGGATTACCCATTCCGTCTTTAATCTTTTGCGCTTTTTGTTCTTTTGTAAGATCAGCCTTTAATTTTGATTCTAAGAGAATTAAATCAGGCATTGTCATTTTTCTAAGACTTCTGTTTGAAATTGTATATTCCTGAACCGCACCACCTGCGATGATTGACCTCATTGCTGTTTGAACTGCATCAAGATCTTTTTCAGTTTGAGAGCGGCCATCAAATCCTGGCTGAGCATTTGCAACGCTTGGGATTATTTTAAGTTGACCAGCGCTAAGAGTAATTTTTTCAGCTGCTTTAGTTGCAGCGGCTTGCCAGTAATATTTACCAGGAATTAGCAAAGCTGATTGAGTGCTAGTTAAAGACGTTGCCCAACCTCCCTCATAAGCTGTTGCAGTTAAAGATAAAACCGAAGGGCCCGCTAATTTATAAGTTAATGTCCAGTCGGGAGAGCTGATAACATTTCCTAGATTATCTTTTGTCGATTCATCAATCCACGTTGAGGAATCCCCAGCGTTTATCTCTAAAGGTATTTTCATATTTTAAATCCTGTCACAAAATTCTTTCTCGGTATCAGTGTATGGCTTTTCTTTGTTTGTTGTAAAGTCGGCTTAACGTCAGCTTCTGTTTTATTATTCACTGATAATTCGCTTAATTTAAGCTCTATTTGATCAAAAATTGTATTTCTATTGAAGCTCATATACAGATATTGCAGCGCTGCATATGCATAAACAAAACAATCTAGAGCTTCATTTCTTTGGCCCTTTTTAATGGTCCATTCTCTTATTGGATATCCTTTGACGTATTTTGTGGCTAATCTTTCACTTGTTAACTCAAGAAAATAATTGGTGGTTAACTTATCATGAAAATGAATAAAGCCCGGACCTGGTTGATTGTGTTTTAGTCGCCCATAAATAACAGATTTAATGGTGTCAGTTCCAACAGGATAAACTCTTGCTCCACGTGCTAGCACTCGTCCCTTAAGATTAAGATCAACAACAGTCGGCTTTCCGATTGCAGGCTTATTCTTTTGCGATTGCCCCTTAACCGCTATAACTCTTTTATTTGCACGTTCTCTGCAATAATTATAAACATCGTGTGTAAAGTGTCCTCCCGAGTCGATACAAGTTGCCATTATGCTGACACTTCCAAACTTTGCATGAGCTATTGGCGTTTCTAAAATATTATCTATTTGCTTCCATATTTCAGAACCCGAAGGATCGCCTAGAATTTCTTGATGAGAAATAACAAAACATTCCTCTCCACGAGTCCAACCATATATTGAAACTGCAAGCCTATTATCCTGAACATCGATTCCCATAGTGCATAAAATTACAGCTTCGGGAGCACCGACATAAGGCTCAGCTCTTGATTGCAAAGCATCCACTCCGACCTTTGCGGAATACTCTTCCTCCCAAGTCTCACCTAAAATCGAGTTCACCCATTGCTTTAATTTAGGTGCGTCTGATCTTGATTTTAAAAACTCATCTACAATTTCTTCCCATGACTTCCATGGTGAATATAAAGAAGATAAGTGAAACCCAACCGTTTTACCATCAGACTGAGATGTTGCCTTCCACTCACCACGAGCAAGCATATCAAGTTTGTTGATATCAGGAATTAGTGTTTTACATTCTTCGCATTCATATTTTGCAGTTTCGGGCTTATCGTCTACCCACTTAACCTGCGACCACCTAAGCCATTGACGATGATCACAAAAAGGGCAAGGAACAAAATACCTTCGCTGATCTGATAATTGATATTCATATTCAATTCGACATGAGTCCTTAATTCCCGGCGTTGATTCAAGATATATTTTTCTATTTGGAAAAGTTTGAGTTCTTTTCTCAGCCAACTGAACAGGATCGCCTTCGCCGCCAACGTCCGTTGGATAAGCTGAAATCTCTGTGCAATAAAGATTTCTTATTGGCATTGATCGAAGTCCGACCGCAGAATTAGCTCCGACCATCATCAGCATTCCCCCACGAAACTCTTTCGAAAACATTGTATTTCCAGAATCTCTTGAACGCGAAGGCATTACGCACTTCTTTAAAACAGGTGTATCTTCAATCATCGGGCCTATGCGCTGCTTTGATATTTTTTCTGCTAGATCTTCCGTCGGCATTACGGCAAGAGTTGGCCCCCCGCCGTTCCAAATAATATAACCCAACCAATTAAAGCCACATTCTGAGCCGCCAATTTGTGAAGCTTTTTGAAATACAATTCTCTTCGTTGGACTATTCGGAGACAGCTCGTCCATGACCTCTTTAAGATAAGGAGTTCTTTCTGTTCGCCAAAGCCCAGCTTCCGCCGCTGCTTTTTTCGAAAGCATCCGATACGTGTCGGCCCATTCGCTTACAGTAAGATCGGGATCGGGAGCTAGGCCAGCTAAGAATGATTTAACAACGACTTCTCTTGGGTCAGCCATTTTGCTTTAACTCTTCT